TAACTTATCAGCAATTTCATGTCCTTTTTTGATAGTCTTTTTCTCTAAAGGTGGTTCGTCATTATATTTCTTTTTAGCAGTTGACATACCAATTGCATATGCTTTATCTTTGGCCATTTCATCTAAACTTTCATTGGCTCTTTTTAATGCGTTCTTCACATCTGGATGGTCAGCTAAACCTGGTGAAACTTTGTTAATTGTTTTAACTGCACCAGAATAATTACCTTGTTTGTAACGAGGGTCGTTTAAAATTCCATATGCTTGTTTAATTTGAGCGCTAGTAAAATTACTTTTTTTAGCACCACCTTTTTGAGGTCCTGAACCTGGACCACCTTCACTCACTTCTTCTTTTTTAAATGTGTTACTGCCTTTTGGTGTAACCATTACAGATAAACTTAAATAACCGTCATCTTCACCACCATCAATACCAATGCTTGCGTCATCAGGATTTACACCTTTTTTTTCAAGGTAATCAATGATTGCTTCCATATCTTTTTCAGCGTCATAATCTTGTGATGGCTCGTATTCTTTATTCATAATGATTGAACCGTCTGCGTCATCAAACTCTACATCAATCATACCATCTGTGACCATATCTTCTAAATCGTTTTGCATTTTTTGAGGGTCTAATCCATAAGGCACTTCTGGTTTTTTAGGTTCATCTTTTTTAGGTTCGTCTTTTGGCGTATCAGGTTCATCTACAGGTTTTTCATCTTTGTCGACCTTTGTTAAATTGCCACCTATACTTTTGTGAGTAACTTTACCGTCTTTACCATATCTGCCAAATTTCATGTAATCTAAACCCATTGATTTTGCTTTGTCTGAAGCGTCTGATTCTGATAGTTCTTCCATCATACCTTTTTTCTTCATTACTTTTCTAGCAATGTCTTTAAACTTTGAAACATCTTTTTTCTTTTGGTCTTCTTTTGCTTTTTCTAACTCTGCTTCAGAAGCTTTTTCTTTTGCCATTTTATCTTTTAAATGTTTGTATGCAACACCGACTTGAAGTAATGGTTCACCTGTTTCTGGATTTACCAACTTTTCTGTTTCTTTTTTGGCAACTTTAGCTTTATCTGTTTCTGCTTTTTGTTTTAACTGAGCAATTACTTTTTCTTTATCTTCTAATTCTGATTTTAATTTTTCTGCGTCTTCTTCTTCGGTAAGTTGTTCACCTAAAATAGACTTAACTACTTTAACAGATAGTTTTAATTCTTTTGCAATATCAGCTGCTGTTGCACCTGCTTTTCTCATTGCGTCAATCTCTGACATTCTGCCTTCATTAATATATTCTTCGGCCTTTAGACCATTACCTTGAGCAGCTAACTGCATATCTAAAATCTTTCTCATGTTACCAGATAGTTCGATACCACCTGAAACTTCTTTTACTTTTAGACTATGTTGTTTTGCAAGAGAAATCATATTTGATTTTTCTTTATCGTTTCTGAAACCTTTGATAGTGCCTGTGCCTTCTTCTAACACTTCTACTTCTTCAGCAACTTTAATTTTTTTAATTTTATCTGCTGTGTAACCATGTTTAGAAATTAATCTAGCCATAGCCATTTGTGAAATAAATGGTATATTACCACCATATAATTTTTCTAAAGCATTTTTATTACTATCAAACTTTGTAAACATAGCACCAAGTTTGTTTGCATTAGTAACTGAAATTCTTGCACCTCTTAAAGGTTCATATTCTTTTTTTAACTTAGCAATCTGTTGGTCTGAAAATGCTTCAATCATATGTTCAGTAGCAAAGTCTGGATTATATGTCATGTAATCTACAACTGAATTGATGTAGTCTTTTGCTTTTGTAATTTTAGATTGTACCCATGCTTCAAGTTGGTCGTCATCTGATTTGTCTTGTAACATTGATGATAATTTTAGAGCTTTATCAGCAACTGCTTCAAGTTCACCTCTTGCCATAGATATTTCGTGGTCATCTGCTTCAACTAATTTAGACAACTGATTAATGTTTGCGTGTTTGATGGCTAATTGAGTAGGAATATCCATCTTTTTAATCATATCTCTAATAGCTGGTGTGACATCTTTTGCTGTCTTCATAGCCCAAGTTTTTTTGATATTGTTAATCTGTGTATCAGTCATTTTAGATTTTAAGTAATCTGCTGATTCTGACATCATTGTAATTTCGTCTTTTGGAGCTCTTACTTGTTTAAGCAAGTCACTCATTGTTTGTCTATATCTACTCATTTTAGTTGTCTACCTTTGCTCCGCTTCTCCATTGATAACACGACCAATATCTAGCTTTAGTTTTAGGACCTGGATTTTCACAGTTATGCCTTGCTCTAAAAGACTTTCTCCGTGCCGGGTCATCTCGTTTAATTTCCATGTTAGGGTCTCCGAAAGTCACTTTGACCACATTACCCTTTTCGTTTGTGACATAAACGGCAAACTTTTTAGGTCCGCCAGGAGTTCTCATAGGATTATTCAATGTTACTTTTTTACCTTGATATTCAGCCTCGTAAATACCCTCAGCCTCATGTTCGAAGATACACTCCTCACACAATTTATCAATGTTTTCGTATTCTTTTAAAGTTTTCATAGTTTATCTATCATTTTGGTCACAACTTCTTTAAGTTTATTTGACCATTCCTCTTTATATCTTTGCTTATATTTATCTATTACTTCATCTGAAGCTGCCCATTCTTTTATATCTTTTTCATCTGGACTAGATTCTCTGTCAATAATACCCCTTTTCTTCTCTACTTCCACACTTTGGCCAGGTGTTACTCTCTTTGTGTGGTCTGCATAGTCTTTACCTATTTCATATGACTCAGGTACATAACCATCTACTTTTATTGCGTCTTCCATACTCATACTTTCTGGTACACAATTTGGTACTTGTTTGCCACCTTTGTTTTTCATACCAACTTGTTTGTAACCTGTCCAACAAGCGTCATGTAAATTCTTTTTAAATTCACCAAACATCTTCTTATATTTTTGTGTATGAATACTTGGTTTTGTCTTAGCATCCTTATCGCCTGGTGCTGGTTTGTTATCGTTCTTTGTAGTATCTTTACTTTTAAAATAGTCGGCTCTTTTCTTTTTAGTATCTTTACTTAAACTTTTATAATACTTTTTAGGTTGTGTGCCTTTTACTTTTTTAACATCTCTATCTTGTGGTTGAGCGTCTAAATCTTCTTTAATTTCTGATACTGCTTCGAAGCCATAGTCAACATCTAAATCATGTTCTCTCACTTCTACCTCTCTGTCTGCTGGAATTGGAATACAATCCCAAATCCATGCTTTGTGTAAATTGTTGTTGTTATCTTCAAGTACAATATAATTTGTACCTTTTCTTACTACTTTACCTTTTACATCTTCTTTGATATAATCAACTTCATCATTTATATTAAATATCATTTCTCTTATGTAAAGGTCTCTAATTTGTTTTTGTTCAAATTCTTCAAGGCTGGCAATTGGTCTAACATTTTGAATATACATATAGTTAGCGGCCAATCTCATGCCTCGTCTTACATCTTTCATTAGGGCGTCTGCGTTCACACCACTTGGTAAACCTTTTGAAAAACTTGATAGGTCACCTTTGGCAGCTGCAGCTCTCATTTTACTTGCTGACATACCTGTTGCTCCTTCAGCGTCAGGATCCCTTTCGCCAGCAGATACAATATTAATTTTTTCAAAGTTATAATAACCATGTCTGGATTTTACATCATTGTACTTTTTAATTATTGTATCAAATTCTCTTACTCTATCACTACCTACAACCATAGAAATTTCTGTATAACCTTGTTTGTACAATTCTGTACAAATATCAAGTATCATGTTAGTAGTATTAATCATAATGTTTCTAGCATGACTAGGAAACATCTTTTTCATATACGATAGTTTTTGTCTAGGAGATAGTGGATTCTTTTTAGGGTCTTCACTTCTACTTAAATAAATTCTGTAATCATCAGCTCTTACTGATTTAACTTTGTTAATAAGTTTTTCATGGCCGATAGTTGGTGGATTAAATCTACCAAATGTAAATGCAACTGTCTTTTTAGCTTCGTGCATTTCTAAATCATCTACTTCATCTGGTGTTACTTTACCATCATCTAATATCTTTTGACATTTTTTATAAAATTTTAAGTAATGATATTTCTCTAACATTTTGTAAATAACATTTTTAGGTAATCTGTTTTTAATACCAAACTTTTGTATTTCATCTGGTGACATATCTTTATCAAATGCAGCTCTTCTATCTGCGTCAACACCGTCACCTACTTTTACAATCTGTTCAATACTGTCTTCTATCTCGTCAAGTTTGATATTGATTTTATCTTGTAGATTTAATACTTCGTTAGGTTCTAATTCTTCTAATTCTCTGTAATCTATAATATCTCTTTTTAATTCACCTTTAATTACATCTAACTCTTGTACTTTCTTTTCAAAGTCTTTTAAATATAAATTTTTATCAAATGTAAAGTTTTCTGGTCTTTTGATAAACTTGTTACTTTCCATATCAAACACGGCATCAGCCTTTTTGTTTTGGTCATCATAAGTTTGTTTATCTGTTATAAAATAAAAGTTGATAGGGTGCTCAGAACCAGGTATTAATTTACCCTGGATATTATCTGGATTCTTAGCAGACAAATACTTTTTCGACAATCTAGTTCTTTCTTCTTCTTGTTTGTCTGTAGGCACATCAAATAAAACATTGATGTCCAAGTCTGCATCATTTCTATATCTTTTTGTTAGAATAGAACCTATCAAAGAAGTCTTTAAAATAGGGTATTCAGATTCAAACTCTTTTAATTGAGTGTTAATCTGTTTCATTACACTATCTTTAATCTTAGGATTATTAGTGTCAGCGTCATCAAATACCTTAGGCGCATAAGTCCTTCTAGGTATATCAATAATGCTTTCTTTTATAAAATCTTTAAATCTCATCTTCTTCTTAATTTTCTTTCTGTAGCCATCCATCTTTTTGCTGTGTATGACTTAATTTTATTACCTAATAATCTTCTTACTGATTTACTACACTTATCCATAACAACAGTTGTAAGTTCTCTATCATCTTTACTATTGTCAATGATAATCATATTACTCATACCAAATAAATTTTGAAATTTACCAATATTAGATTGTACAGCCTGCCAAGATTTTCTAGTAATATATTCTGGTACAGTTCTTTCTCTTTTTGCGTTTCTTTCTAACGCAACTTCTAAACTTGTATTAACAAAAACCATATAACAATCGTAACCTAATCCTTTTAATTGTGCTACTTGTTGATTAATCTTATCATAATCTCTACCAGTACCATCTACAATCATACCTAATCTACCTTTGATTGCTAAGTCTAACATATTACCAGTTGTTGCCTTTGCTCTGGCACGAACCATATCTCTAGCTTCTGCCTCATCTTCAGGCATTTTTAGAGATAGATTGTTTCTTTTTAATGCCATTTCAAAAGCATTATCTGAATTAATCATTTTTAAACCTGAACCACCAAATGCACTTCTAGTTACAAATGTTTTACCTGAACCAGGACCACCTGCTAAAAAGAATGCCTTAAAAATGTTAGGGTCATATAAACCCTCATTTAAAAATCTAATTTGTTCGTATGTCTTCATAGTTTTTTTATTATTTCTTTTGCTATATTTTCTGGTGTATCTCCTTCAGCTTTAATATTTATTATATCGTCTTTATAATAATTTAATAATGGTGCTGTCTTTTGATGATACACTTTAATTCTATTTTTAATTATCTCTGGTTTATCGTCTGCTCTACCTCTAGCTGTTAATCTTTTGATAACTTCTTCCTCAGATACAACAAGATTAATAACACGGTCATATTCGATACCAGCCGCCTCCATCTTTTCTGCCTGTTCAACACTTCTAGGAAAACCATCAAAGATATAACCGTTTTGTGCGTCAGGTTTTTGTAATCTTTCTTTTACTGCGTCAATAACAATACTTGTAGGTGCAAATTCACCTTTTGATAATAGTTCTTTTACTTTTCTACCATCTGGTGTATCTTGTTTTGCAATTTGCCTCATCATATCACCAGTATAAATGTGAGGTATACCTAATTCTTTTTTAATTAATTCTGAATAGGTAGATTTGCCTGAACCAGGACCACCTATCATAATGATTTTAGGTTTATTGATTGCTTCAAAAAAGTATTGTTTAAAACTTTTCATTTATTAAACCTGCATAGTCCTAGGAACATCTACTAAAATACCCTCACCAAATACAGACAATTCGTGTGACCCTACATTTGTTCCACATTGAAGTTGAATATCTGTTTTTTCATCATATTTAAATGGTAGTCTTCTTTGAATATTCATATTGTTAAAAAATGTAGTTCTTGCCGTATTGTATTGTTGACCTGAAGCATTGATTGATAAGTTTCTAAACACAGCAGGTTTAGAAGCTGTACTATCATTTGAAAATGCGTCAATACGATATAAGAAAAAACATTTGTCTGCTGGTACTGTAAAGATACTTGCTTGGTTTCTACCATCGCCTGCTCTAATACCACCATATTTTACAGTTTTACCTGTATTTTGTACTGTAATTAATCCCACATTGGTTGTACCTGATGTAAGTATAATATCATTAATTCTAAAGAAAGGTATGTTAGTGTTTATATCACCACCACCATTAATAGTTACTGTATCTGTAATTTGTACATAATTGGCATCTAAACCTTTTATCAATAAAGATTTACCGTTATCACTTGCGTCAGCAGATGTAACGGTCATTGTTATTGCTGAACCAGGATAAACATAACTTGTATTAGCAAATTCCCATAACGCTCTTAAAGTTGTATCACCTGTTTGTTGGTAACCAAAGATGTTTCTAACTTCAGCACCTCGTATCAGGCCTCTACTGACTTGTAAATTCTGGTCTGTTAAATATCCTACTGACATTATCCTTTAACCCAATCTTTTTCTGCCGTGAAGTTTGCACGACTAAATTCTAATCTATCTACTAGTTTAATTGCACCTGCAACTCTGT